GTTTTTATAGCATTTCTAACGGCTTTTATATCGCTCCTTAAACCTCTGACAAAAGTCTGAAGTTGAAACTTCCCAATTGCCCAGGTTTTATTCATCCAGTCTTCTAACAATGAGTCATCATTTCCCAATAACAAGTCTTTAAACGACAAAATTTGAAGTTGAAGTTTTTCGAGTATCGTATTTTTTCTGAACAATGAAATCATGATTTCTCTTTCAAAATTATTCTCGATTTTAGACAAGTCAGCAAATCGTAGATATCTTGCGATCTTTTGTGGGGACATTAATCTTTGTTTAACTACCGGCAATGTTTTTATCTCTGGATTTGTCCGCATCGGATGATATTTGAATTGTTCATAAAAACTGGTCCTACCCCCTTTAAAACCTGCTTTTGTAATGCTGTCAAATATCGTTGTAATATTTTTCCCTTCGGAAAACTCCCTTTCTATAATTTCCTGATATTCATTGTAATTATTCCTGACATGAATGCCTTTATTTAATAAAATATTCATTTTAGAATAACGACGAACCGTATTCCTTGACATCTGTAACGATTTTGCAATTGATTTTATTGAGACCCCATCTTTAAGCATTTCTTTTACTTTATCAAATCTCGCTTTGAAATAATCATTCATTTCTCCTTTCTCTTTTCCTGGACCTTTCGTTGGTTCTTCATCAGAAATGTCTGGGGCAATTGCGACCTGGGGTGGAAAATCCTCAAGTAATGAATTTGATAAATCCCTGTATTCGTGCCTTATAACCTCATATACACTGTCCGATAAATTTGTCAATAAATGGAATCTGTCGGCTACTTGCTCTGCATTGGGTAATATTGCCGATACGGCACTTGAATAAGAACTGGCTCTGTCACGTGTCACTGTTTCTACCTCAGGATGCTGCTTTAGCCACCTCTTCAAAGCAACACCATCCCTGCCTTTCAACAAATCAATTGCTTGTCTTGTTTCTATGTTTACAAGCAGGGTTCCGTAAGATAATCCTTTCCTATACGCCCAATCATCAATTCCTAAAACACTCACTTTATCGATTAAGGGAATCGGTAAACTATCGACTAACCTGAGTGCGGTCGAAGGGCTTACTGGCAATGAAATTAAACCTGCAATATAGGCTCCTTTTCTGGCAGATACTTCAAGAAAGATACTTTGCAGCCTCTGTCGTGTTCGATTAGTCATTCTTGAATACGCTTTAATCTCATCACCAGGTTGTTCTGTAAATATCATTCTTTTACAATCCGGATTTTTACAGAAAAACTTTCTCGCAGTTAGATTAATTGAAACACAGTGAGTTGACATAGGAAGATCTCTTAGAACTCTAACGTATGAACTATGAATGTATTTACTCCTCTTAGCACAACAAGGGCACTTAGCAGATTTCTGTATTGAACGAGCAGGAACATGTATCTTAAAATCAACTATATGTGGTATTCCAAGACGAATGCCGGATAAAGAAAATAATGTTTTCATTTATTCTCTTTATTATCAGCAGATGTAAAAAGCATATCCGAAATGAAGTACAGGCAAGTGGAAAATAATTCAGTAACTTTAGCGCAATTAGTAAGTAGGTGCATGATTGCTTTATCTTTGATTGTTAGCGCTTTAAAGATACTAATAATCTACCTTACTTGCTAATTAATTTAGCTCTATTTTACTGTATATCTGATATTTAAGTAGTAATTAAGACGATAATTTTAAGTGTTTGCTTTTCGTCATTACTTCACCGAATATGACGAAGAACCAATATAAAACGGCGTAGGGTGGTCAATTTAGCCGGCAAATCCAACAATCGGCACACAGGTTTGGATGACCGAAAACTTGAAAACAACAAAGTATCGCAATGGCGATCCCATATCGAACGTGACTAACTTCCCGTCATGGTCGGGATTAACTACGGGAGCTTATTGTTGGTATCTTAATGCGACTCGAACGCGAATCTAAAGTTTAGGAAACTTCCATTTCTAAGCCTTTAAAGCATTAATGGTGAATGTTTTATAAAATATTATTTTTATTTTCGTGGAACTATTGACTAACAACGGAAGAAAAAGCAATTTTTTAGATCAGTTCTGAAGGGCCTTTTCACGTTGTTTTTGTTCCGATTTTATCACAAACATACTCCCTTTTCCTAAAAGAAGCCAATCGGATAGAAAGACCAAATTCTTTGATCAGTGGCAGCATCCACGCCATTTGAAACCATCCACGGCTTATCTCTTTTTTCTGAGCATAGAAGTGGCGTCTGTCAATACTGGCTAAGGTGCAATAAGTTTGTATGCCCCTAATCTTTTTGTGTAAAATTAGCACGGATACAGCTTCATAAAATCTATTCATTATCTCAATTGTCTCTTTTGTGTACTCTCTTTTTGCAGGCATAGTATTATTTTTTTAAGTAACCTTTGTTCATCATCCAATCAAGCCAATCATCGGATCCCGTTTGATAGGGGTTTTTGTCCTCTTTTCCTATTTCGACCAACATTTTTTCAAGCGAAAACCATTCTTTCTCAAATTCTGAATTGTACCATATTGAGTTGACAACTTTTGTCAAGACCCCATCTACCATTTCATTCTTGTAATCAATCCCCCAAAACTCATCCAGTGTAATGCTTTCCGGTAATTGGTCAATTTCTTTCTGAATTCGACTTTGAGGGAATTCGGGGCAAACGGTGAGATGCATTCTTGCTATTTCAATTTGAACATCGTTCAGGATCTTCGCCTTATCGATTATCCAGGTATCCGGTTCTTCCAGGTGCCCGTATTGGTACCACATCTTTATACCTGGAGAATTAAGTCCCAGTGAAATATATTTAAACTGATCGCAGCCCCAGCCGGAATTGCATTTCTCAAAGTCAACTGGATCATCGTGGTTGTGATAGCACTGCCTGATATCCTGCAATGCGTAAAACAGCCTTCTATATTCCTTGTTGACCTTACACAACCTATCCTTATAATAGATCTCAAAACTGCTCCATTTGTCTATTATATTGAGAAGGGCATTAATCCACTCCCAGAGATTAAACACTTCCTGCACCGATAGCTTAATTCGGATAAAATCCCCTTCAACAATCCCGCTCAATTTAGCAGCAAGCTTCAGAGCTTCTGGCAGGTTCTTGGAGCTTGTCTTTGTGCTGAATATTATTTTGAGGATCTTTTCCATATCGATTTAATTTTTATCTGGTTCTTTGCCAAAGTATTTTTTGTTTTTCTTATACCAGTCTTGTTTTGAGCAGACCTCTTTGTTAGCCTTTACGAATGACAATAGAGAGGGGGGTACACTGTCAACCCCTTTCACATTGCTTAGAAAACTTTTCTCTGTGCCATTCAGTATTGATCTTTGATATCTGCCAAATTCTTCCATCCCCATTGTGATTGAAATAGTGTGACACTTACAGCCATTGTGCCAGCCAGACCATTTGAAGTCTTTCGGATATTTGCCCGCGCCATTCTTGCAAATCTCACACGCTCTATAAAGGCCGTTAGAGCGCTTTATTTCAATTCCTAAAACAAATTCTAAAGAGGCCATAATTAATTATTTTGGGTTATATACAAACACACACGGTGTATTTCAATAATATCACTCACATAAATTTTTCTGCGGCTTTTACCAATTGATCAGAATACGAATAAATATCGTCAATCGATTTTATTTTATGCTTAATCTCCTTCTTGTTATCATCCAGAAAGGCAATTGATTTATTTGTTTCAGAGTTTAAGTACAGCCTGCACACAGGTTTAGTATTCTTATTATCGATCAGGATTGAAAAATAAGTTTGTGCATCTCTATACGAAATTCTTTCAATCGGAACAATTGACCTTAAAATTGATTTTATAATAAAAAAGCTTTCAATTTCTTCGGGGGTAGTTACAATCTTGCTGGCCTTTTCTTCTTCTTCAACCAGCATGTTTTCTTCAGGAGTTTTTGTGACTTCGGTATTCTCAGCTTTTAAAGCAGTTTTTAATCTGTCCGAAAAGATATCACTAATACGATTAGATATTGACCTACGAACTAAACCGGTGAATTGCTCAAGTAATTTAGGGGTAATAATACCCTCGTATACCTGTTTGGCCAGCAGTTTTACAAGCTCTGGGCTTGGGTTTGCGAACTCTTTTATCAGTACAGTTTTTAGTTCTCCGGTAAATTTCAATTCATTTGCAGAACTGAAAATCTTTTCTGCGTCAAAATAGGCTTTGTGAAACTTTTTTAATTCTTCAACCTGGTTGTCTTTTAGGTCGGTTAGATTTATTTCCAAAAAGGGTTTTTCGTCCATCCTATTTGGAAGAAGCAAATCGGTGTAGAAACGATAGATTATACCGTTAGTCAATAACCCAAATTTTGCATTTGACACATGAAAATAACGCAAAAGCTGATTATCATGTAGGGTTAAAGATTGATTCCAATGTTTGCACTCGATCAATATAATTGGCTTCCCATCTTTAAAGATTGCATAATCAATCTTTTCGCCCTTTTTTGTGCCAATATCACAGGTATATTCAGGTACTACCTCATGTGGATCAAACACATCATACCCCATCACCTGCAAAAATGGCATGATCAAAGCGTTCTTTGTGGCCTCCTCCGTTATGAGGGAGTCTTTCAATTTTTCAACTCTTTCGGAAAGTTGTTTAACTACATCCTTGAAGTCCATAAGTTTTATATTAAATTAGGTTTATAAAAGAATATCACT